TCACCCCAATTTAGACTAGAAGGTTTATTAGTACCTGAGGATCTTTTGATCCTGATAATACTTGCCATTTAGAAATTTCCCCCGTTGATGTCTAAATTCTGTGTTGCCCCTGGTGTAAGGGTTAGTGTAGCGTCCCATTTTCTAGTGGCACCATTATAAACAAGAACCATACCATCAAGTAAATTTGTAGCATTAACATCACTAAGTTCAGACAAAGAAAGACCTTGAGCACCAGCAAGTGAAGATATAACTTTTACCGCAGGTTGTTGTCCTACTCTGACCTTAATTTCTGCCATTTATAAACAGTTCAGGATCTAAAATATATTTATACTTCATTGAATCCAAAAGGTTCAATGGAAGATCCAAATGATGAGATAACCTCTTGTTGTTTAAAATAAAGTTTCACATAAGATTTTGCAATATTTCTAAGGGTATCAAGACAATCGATAGAATCAATTTCTGATGCTGCCTTATAATATTCAAAACTCTTACTTAAATTTTCTAGATTAATTTTGTCTGGATCCATTAATAAGTTCCTTTAATAAAGATTTAATCTCATCAATATCGTTTTTAATTTCATTTATTTCATTTTTTTCCTTTTCTTTGATCTCTTTTAACCTCATATAATTGAGGTATGCTGCTTTGTCTTTATTCAAAATTGCACCTGTGTTTCGATCTCTAAAAAGGTTGTTGTGTCCCTCAACGGGAATCAAATTTGAATCTTCCATATTTTATGCTAAGGCAATACATCTAAAATCTTTAAGTTTTACTGGTGTTGACTCATTGGTTGAAGACATTACGATTTTAATTGAGAATCCATTAAACTGTTCTAGATTGTTTACACTAAACTGATATTCTGAGAAAGATTCTGGTCCATCTGGATTTACAAATGCATCAGGTCTTCCACTGTTTGCGGACAGATCTAAAATTAAATCACCAAATCCATCACCATCAGTATCTGATAAATTATCATATCCAGGGAATGGAACATAACTTTGTGGAACGTCACTAGAATCTGCCTTGAATAATCTATAAAATGCTCTAATGTCTGCTTCTGGTTGTCTGTTTGCTGCAATTAAAACTTTTAAACTGGTAGCTGGTTGTGCCAAAGAAATAATCTGAGTTACAAATACTGATCCGTGTGGATCTCCATTGATTTCATTTGATCTAGAATCTATAACATAATCAGAAATTGGTTTATTGACTCTATTTCTACCAAGTATAAAGGTTGAATTTTGCAAATCCATAACTGGAGACAGGTTTTCATCCTCAGTGACAAAATCAACTCTTAATGTTAGAGATTTATTTGATGGAAGTGTTGTCAATCTGGCATTTTCATTTACCTTAGAGGCAACTAATCTTGGAGTTGGGAAATGTGTAACTCTATTTAACTGAATTGGTTCATATCCAAGATCTAAGAATGATACTTCCGTTCCACCTGCACTAGTTCCAGAAATAGTTCTTATCTGTGAAGAAACTGCTGTACCTTTTCCAGGAGTAATTATATTGAATATTGGTTCAATAGAACTAAATTGATGGTTTTGGGAAATTTTAACACTGTTTCCACCAAATCCCTTTTGAGATTCGAAATTAAGCATTGAAGTTCCTGTACTTCTGACAGTTGGTGTTGTCCTATCAAATTCTAAGAAGTAATTATCCAGGTTGGAGTTTTCCAAATTATAATAAGTTGCAGGAATATTATGTGTTTTATTAATTCTCATTAGAGAAACACCATTAACTTCATATGGAGTTACAAATCCAATCGTATGTGCTGATTTAGCACTACCATTCAATCCTCTTCCATCGATGATGAGTGTTCCACTATCACCAGAAGTTTGTGTTATTCCACTGTAAGATATAACTTCATTGTTTATCAATGCGTATCCACGACTGGTTGTTATTCCCTCAAATCTTGCAAAAACATTTGTGTTTGCAACGGAGACAACAGTGTCATTTAGACCCACAGGTACAGTGAGTTGAATATTTTCTCTATCTGGTTGTACATCTTTAATTTCGATTATGTTATTTCCACCATGATGTGCGTGATTATACTGTTTAATTTTGAAAACATTTCCAGAGAACTTATCATCAATAAGTGTTGAGTCTCCACTTACTGTTGCTCCACTAGTTGTTCTAGAAGATTCATTTGCTGGATTTGTATAATAAACAACCGAAGATGTATTTGTAAAGTTTTCACCTTGAACACCTGTCAAGTAAATTGTGTTAGCAGCACCACGAGATGAAACAGAAACTCTTGCTCCTGAACCACTACCAATACTACTTGTAGTAATTCCAAGAATTTCTCCATTTACATAACCACTTCCAGTTGTTGCAGTTGGAGTAACTGAAATTACTTTACCATTACTTACGGTAACATTTGCCGTTGCACCAGTTCCTTTTCCACTAATAGAGTATAGTGGAACATTGTTTGTAGTTCCAGACGCTGGATAACCAGATCCACCAGTAATAACAGTTACAACTCCAATAGGTCCACCAAGATTTTCAACAATCCCAGTTACACTTGGGCTAGATCCCTGACCAATTTTAGTTCCAGGAACAACAGCAGCATTTAGTGTTCCTGTAATAGGAACCATTAGTTTTCTTGGTAATCCTTCAATTGGGTTATTTTGTAACTTAGATACGTTTGTACCAAAAGTATTAATATCAGTATTGTAGAATGTTAAAGTACCAGAAGGAACAAACTTTGCTTTGTAAAGTTTAAAGGTAAGATCTTGATATTGACTTGCTGTCCAAATCGTTCCATTTTGTGACTTGAACAATGATCCACCAATGTATTGCTTGGTAACAACAACATTTTGAACATCTGGAAGATTTTTAGTTTTAACGGTCTTTTCTCCCATAGTAGCAGTCCACATTTCATAACCATCAGATGCTGGTGATAAAATAACGATTGCGTATTCTCTACCAGCTTCTAAGTAAACTGGGGATGGGAAACGAACTCTTGTTGGAACTGGTTCTGGTATACGTGGTCTTTCATATCTACCCCAATTTGGATCCTTTAATACATCTTGCATCTTAGGACCAATTATTCCATTATATTCATTTTCTAAGAAATATCTGATGTCTGCATCAGAGAAACCAAGTGATCTTGCATATGGGTAATCATTTTCATATCCAAATTGACCAGGAGTAAATCCACTGGCAGCATCATCAAATCCTGCCATACTCTTTCTCTTATATCTACCCCAATTTGGATCTTTCAGAACTTCCTGCATTCTTGGACCGATTACACCTTTATAGACATTTTCTAAGAAATATCTAATGTCCGCATCAGAGAAACCAAGTGATTTTGCATAAGGATAGTCATTTTCATAACCAAACTGTCCAGGAGTAAATCCGCTAGCAGCGTCATCGAATCCTGCCATACTCTTAACTTCAAAAGAATCCTCAGCAATGTTTATATCACTTGGATTTAAAGCAACTTGAGTATAATCTTGAACAAGGAATTGAGTTGGAGTACCAAGTTCAACAGTTCTCAGTTCAACATAAATTTTTGCAGATGGATCTTTGGTTGCAAAATAAAGATCGAATGAGGTTAAGAATGCACCTTTACCATCAACTGTGAATGATTGGGCTAATGGATCTCTGTGTGGTGCCTTAACTTCAACTTTAACATCTGTTGGTAAAGCTGCTGGTTTGGGTGGATTTCTTACAGAAACTCTACTAGTTTCTTGTGTTAAAATTGTTCCAGATCCACTATAAGTTCCAATAGCTTCACTCGCAAATACCGTTGATCCTGGTAATGGTGTAACACCAGGAGGAACCGCTGTAATTTTTACAGTTTTTGTTCCACTAGTGACTCTTACTGGTGGTGGTGGATTTGTATTTGGATCTCTGAAGAAGAAGTTTCCAATAACATCTCCCCAGTTGTCTGAAATTAATTCAGCTCTAATTATTCTTGCAGTTGCTCCACTAGTTTCACCGACAACTGTTGCACCTTCGGCAACATAACCATAATACTTTTCTGGTTCAGTTGCCAAAACTCTAACACCAAAATTAATTAACTTTGATGTTGCAGAATAAGCATCTCCAGGTCCAGGTCTAGTTCTATCATATGGGTCAACAGTGTATTCTTCAACAAGAACAGATGGGGATCCTAATCCCGCACCAATATCAGGTCTACTGGTATCACCAAATTTATGCTTTGGTTTTTGTATTTTAATATATCCTATTTGCTTTCCAGCCAAATAAATTCTGGCATTTTCATAAATTTGGAATGTGCCTGACTGCATTTCAATTTCACAAAGTTTTGGAATAATATCAACTTCTTGACTATCCAAATAATGATAATGCTTTGTAAATGGTTTAAGTCCATTTGCTGCAAAATATACGTTTCTAGAACGCATAAATGGATCAACAGTACCACTAATTTTTACATCTTCAACATAATTAAATTCTCTTGAAGGACCGGTTAATTTTGGTGTATATTGTGTAGTAGTGGTTGTAGTTGTAGTAGTTACATTTCTTACTCCCTTTTCACTTCTATTGCCACCCTTCTTATAGGTTTCTTTTTCAGTTTTATTATCAACATCAACTCTGGTGCTTGCTTCTTGTACCCACTCAGCACCAGTTGATTCGGTTCTTTGATCATCAATATAGATTGTTCTGACCCAATTGTCAGATGCTGGATCTAATACAACACCACCGACAAAAACAATAACATTAAATGGGTTAACGTTTTCAACGGTTGTAGCATGTGGTTGTTCAATCCAACCTACCTCTTCATATTTGAGAGTTAGTAAATCTCCAGTCTTTTGGATATTTGGATCTAATAATTTAAGATTTTGAGTAAGATCTGCTGTTGTTTTATCAATTGCAGGATCTAATGCCAATTCTGCTTGAAGTGACCAAAAATCAATAGGAGCAATACCTAGTGCCTCAGATGCACTAACATCAATTGTGCTATATCTCTTATCAAAGAGTGACTTGTCTCTAAAACTGGAAACAATAAAACCTGATTTGAATCTATTGTTACCGTTAGCATCAAGTACTTCTAGAGTCTGTGCTTTCAGTTCAAGCATACTTAAACTGGTGACTTCTTCTAGATTTTCAATTCTCTCTTCTAATTTTGCAATGTCCCTCATTGTAAATCTTCTATTATCTCTTAATAGAATTTTGGGATCTTTGCGTGGATTGAATAGATATGGTGGATAACTAATTTGAGCCAATTCCATAGCATCATCTGCTAGAATTGGAGCACGTGGTGTATCACTAGATTCTCCTTTGACAATTTCAATTTCACCAAAACGATTTACTGTTACTAAGTCAACTCTTGGTAAATAATAACTATATCCAATGAAAGAAGTTTCATCTGGTGATATTACATATCTGTAAGTGCTTTCATATGATCTAGAACTAAATGCAAATGGAGATGCTGTTGCACTAGATGGATCAAATTCGACTACTCTTGGTCTAAAATCAATCATATCCGAAACACGTGTTCCATCAGGAACAGATGGAATATCACTAGAATATCTGTCCTCAGTATATGAATTTACCGTAAATACATCTCCATTATTTCCAGATGCAACTTTATAGTAATCAAAAATAACTAATAGTTGACGGGATGGAAGCGCACTTCCTACTCTCCTTCTTATTTTCGAATAGTCACAATATTGATCTTTATGTCCTTTATCTAAAACATAATTTGAAGTCTTATCAATATAACTACCTTCTGTTATTGATTGAATTGCTATATTTAATGAAGACTCATTAAATTTAACTAGTTCTCCAACTTTACAATTATTCTGATTTAAATATACAAATTCAATAGTTGTAGAAGATTTAGTTACAACCTGAGCAACTGCTCTACTATCTTCACCTACTATTTTTTCACCAATAATAACATTGGTATCTAGATTTAATCCACTCGCAAAAACTAGCTTATCTAGAACAGGTGCTGAAGTATTTGTAGACTCATAAACAGCTCTGATATTTACAACATCAGGAACGTTTAGACATATTTCTGCGTCCTCAACTCTTAATCCATAATATTTACTTGTAGAAAGACCACTTGAAGTTGGTCCAGATTGAGTGGAAATACCACTTGTTCTTGTAATAGATACTTGCCTACTTCTTATAAAATCTTTCGACTTATTTGTAATTGCTCTCTTTTTAAGAGTAACATTAACAGTTACATTATTACTTTGATTTGCTGTTAATTTTGTAAATGTAATTGACGAACCATCAATGCTACGTGTAAACTTACTAGCCGTCAATTGATCAGTTGTTCCATCTGAATAGTGTACGGAATATCTTTCAGCATCGAAAGATTCAAAAAATACACTGCTGATTCCTGCACTGACATCCAGAACATCGGAAGTGGTTAGTGTTAATTGTCCATTGGCATCGGTTGATTTTCCAGTAACTTGTCTAGAAATAGTAAGTTCCGATGAGGATAGATTAACAGATGCTATATTAGGTCTTGGTAGATTTGTGTAAAGTCCTGAAGAAATCAAATTAACAATCTTTGGTTCCATCAAAGAAAATACGGATTCAGTATCTGATGCCGCAATTCCATTATCACAAACACCAGCAACTGCAGCACCAGTTGCGGCAAGAGTAATTTCAGTCCCTGTTGCGTTTATCGATGCTATTCTATTAAATGTTGGATCGGTATTTGTTCCTTCTTGATACTTTATAATAGATTCCGTTTTAATTCCAGTTGTTCCTGAGAAAAATCTACCAGGAGCACGAGATACGCCAGTACTACTGGTAATTCTCAATTTGTCAGTGATTGCAAAATTTGGAGGTGTTCTCTCATAAAGAACAGTATCTGCTAAGAAGTCAACCGATAATCCGCTTATAGTTGATGCATCTTGATATACAGATTTAATGTCTTCTGTTCCATAAACATTAATTGCACTGACACCAACTTTTAATTCTGGATTTTCATTAATGATAATTTGCTCACCAACTAAGAATGTTCCAGAAGTTTGTGATAAACTAAATGCAGCATCATTTGGTTTTGCTGCCAAATAACCAGTTGCTCCACTAGAAAGACCTCTAACGAATGACGTTAGTGGAACCTCAGTGGTAGTATATGGTCTTCCAAGATAAAGAGTTGTATATGTTTGAACATCGAATAGATACAAGTCCCATTCGGTGCTATTAGCGGTATATGGAGCATCTGCAACTCCATACCAATATACTCTTGCTTCACCAATTTTAGTTCCTAGTCCAGAAGCATTTGCAACTGTACCTCCTGTGCCAGCGCCATCTCTTCTTCTGTTGTAGAGTTCTATAATGTTAGCCTGAGTTGTCTGTGCTCCACTTAATGATGCTCCAATATTAATATATGGAACACCATAAACATTATTTACTTTTAACAAACTTCCCATAGCAAATGGTACTAATGCATTATCAACTGTTTTGACAGATCTTGGTTTTTCGACATCAACAACTGTTGTTCCAACAAGATCAATATCAAATCCTTTAACATATGCTGTTCCAGATGAAACAGTAACAGACATTAAGTTATCATTTGGAAGATTACCTTGTTCTGTTCTCTGACCCTCTCTATAAAGACCACCATTACCAGTTTCGTTGTTTAGAGAATTTGCAACGGATATTGTAAATGGTTTTAATGCATAGTTTCCTGATTCTTCAAATGTCCTTTTTGCAAAATATTCTTTGATTATGCTATATTCTGATTTATTTTGTAATTTTTTAATTTTACCTTGATCAACTTTGACGAGTTCAATAAAGTTTACGTCATCAAAATCTGTTAATTGTTTTTTAGCAAGTTTAACACTGATTTTTAATCTATCTGCACCAGGAGCTGCAAAGTTTGTAAATCCTCTGGCATTATCATTTAAATCTGGATCATCATTCGAAGTAACAATTTCTTCTAAAACATCAAAACCTACACGATATGATGGTTCATTATTATATGGGTCTAAAACAATTTGAGTATTTGGAACATCGACAAAAACTCCTCTAATAAAATAGACACCCTTTGATACACCAACTGCATATCCAGTTTTAGTAGCATCAATTGAAACTAGGGTAAGTACACTATCACCGATATTTAAAGAAGTATTACCATAGGTAATATTTTCTTCAAGGGTTAAAATTTCACCATCTGAAAATTGTGATGTTTGTCCGTCATTTCCACCATCCACATATTTTACAAAAAGTGTAATATCTTCTACTCCTTCTTCTGGTGGTAGTAAATATCCTTTTAACGTTCCAACTACCCCAGATTTTACGCCTTTTACTTTTGTTCCTCTTCCATTATTATAATTTGTGATAGCATCTAAGTATACAGTAACATCAATACCTAGATGATCTTTATTTACTTTAACAGTAGTAAATGCATTATCACAAGTAACTCCACCAGGAATTACCATAGACCCTTCTTTGAATATATGACTTCCAAAGGATTCTATTTGATTTTGTAAAATTGACTGGAGGCCTGTTAATTCTCTCGCCTGAACTGGTCTACCAGGTTTGAACAGAACTCTATAATAATTGTCATCCTTATTGAAATCATCATAATAAGGATTTATGTTTAGGTTAGTCTTTTGTGGCATTTTTTAAAATTCCAGTACAATTTTAATGTCTTCTTTTTGGCGCGAATTTCTACTAATTGTTGGGCGATTATCAACGTAAATTACATCGCCTGATCCTTTATTTATTTCAGGTCCTGCTAATCCATCTTGGAAATTAACACCAAGATCAATTAATTTTGATCCTGTTGGATTAGTTGTTCTACCATCAAATTGAGTATCAATAGAGGCTGAAAATCCAGAAGATTTTCCAAGAATTTGGTTCGATGATGATTCGAATGCAAATGGTCTTCCATTTGTGGAAATTCCAACATAATCTTGTTGATCAAGTGTTGTCTGGTTATAATAAAGTGATCTATCCTGAAAATATTTTAGAACCTTTGTTTCAGCATCCCACGAAGCAACATAACCATATGCTCTTCCACCAGTAACAATTTGTTCTATTTTTTCACCAATTGTTGGAGTACCAGAAATCAGTGAGAACTTTAATGATGATAAACTAGTGAAAGTGTCTCCATTATAAACTGATGTTGAACCTATTGAGGTTGGATTTTTTATGATCGATACTTGTGCAAAACTAGTATCTACTGGAAAATCTTTTGTTGAATCGTCAAATCTTGCATAAATCAATACTCTATCGGTTCCCAATTCATTGTAAATATCATATCCATGTCCTCTTGATGGAGGTATAATTGGGACTAATTTTGCACTAGTTCCAACTGAATTTATATTTATTGATCCGAGATCAACCAGAGCGTAACTATAATCTCTACCACCAGAAGTTACTATTGTATTAGTTATCTTGCCATTTTCAACATCAACTCTTACTCTACCACCCGTACCATCACCGATAATTGGTAGTTCTTGACCCAATCCATTGGAGTAGTTTGAACCTGATTTTTCAATATAGACTGTTTTAATTTGGTTATTATTTAAAGTTGAATCGCCAGATTCTCTAATTGCCTGTATCTGAGAGTTTGTAGAAGATAACCAATTATTAGGAACGGTTATGTATTCTGTTGAATCAAACTTAACAACGTCACTTGGTGAAATTGAAAATAGATATTTCCAGACATATCCATCACCGCTAGTTCCAGCTCTTGATGGTTCTAAGTCGGTAAACGTTGGTTCATCCTGAGAAACGTTACCACGTGTATTAGAACCACTAGAACCGTTCTCTATGCATATGTAAACTCTATAATCATTATTCATTACATAATAATTTGCATCATATAATCTGGAAGAATTTGTCAGCGGGCTTGGATTAACAATACTATAATCATCTCGATACATTTCATATCTACTTCCAGGAGTCCACTGAATTTTTCTGACTATTCTTCTAATATTTGCTGGAGTTATTTTTTTACCGTATAAAATCGTATCACCATAATGACTCAAATACGCTAAGTTATCAATAGGTGCGGGGGTATTTGTATTCCATGCAGTAGATCTACCAAATCCCACCACAGTAGGATTTGGTAATCCGACAGTAACATAATATGAATTAGCATTAGACTCAACAGAATCTACAAAATTACCAGCATTCAAAATTCTGAATTGATCAGTAACAATTGCGGACATTTTTAAACTTTTTTATGTATTTATATCCCATTAAGGGAGATTGGAAAGTTTTCTAATTGCACCACTATTTCTCAATCCAAAAGTTCTTCTTTGAATCGTTGGGAAAGTAGAAAGACCAGAATCTACAACCAAACCAGTAACTCCAATAGAAACTGGATTTGTTCTAGAACCAAAATTATAAATTCTACCCCAAGAAATGTTTCCTAATGGTAAAGTTAAAGATCCCGTTGTTGGAATTCCAGAGATAGTAGTCGAACTATCTATGTTACAGATTATTTCTGCATTTGGTCCAGCATTTGTTTTTGCATTAACAATGTAAACATTGTCAAGGAAACTAGTTCCTATTCCAACAACAGATGCGTTTCCACTATTTACTGAGGTTACTCCATTTCCAACTTTTGTATTATAAACAAGTATTGGATAACCTACTTGAAGATCATTGGCATCTGACGCATTTGCACGGAAATTAATTTTTAATGCTAATGGATGTCCACCAATACCTGTTGTTGTAGTAATGCCTGTAATAATTCCAGAAAATCCTTGAACATTTGCAATTGTTTTAATGAGCTCAGTTTTTGATTTAGGAATTTCTGCTAGCAAACTAGGAGCAATTGTATATCCAAGTCCAGGATTGGTAATTGAAACAGATACCACACTACCGTTGGAAATAGTTGCTGTTGCAGTTGCTGTTGTTCCAACGCCAACACCAATTAATGGTGGAGATGAAATTTTAACTGGAATTGTCCCTGTTGAATAACCTAGACCAGCATTTGTAATTGTAATGTTTGAAATGGTTCCAGCAATAGAAACTGTTGCAGTAAATGCTGCGGAAACTGGATCGTTTGAATCGACAATTAAAGCATCAAATGAATTTATAGTAATTCCATAATTATTTTCTTCAAAATTGAAGAATTGAGCATCATCTACAAATATTTCAGAACTTGCAGAATTAATATTTCCTATAATTTTTGCCGTTGGATAGACAAATGGTTCAATTGAATCTCTTGATTTGTAGACAACATCACCTTTAATGTACTTGTCTTTCTTTTGTTTTGTCCACTCTATTGGTCTGAAATTAGACTCATTAATACCAAAACCGACATAGTTATCAGTTTCAACAATATCCGATCCAGTAATATCTAAAATTGTTCTATCTCTATCTTGTGCAGGAATCAATTGATAATTTGGATGTTTTCCAACAAAAACTTCATCTCCAATTTTAATTGTTTCATTGATATCAATTAATGTAATATCAACTCCATTTTGTCCGAGATAGAAGAAAATATCTACTTTATCGGATGCCTTTGGTGCCTCAGTGAATTCAAATGAAGTTCCTCCTATAAACTTATATGCGTATCCTGGTTCTTGTATAACACCATTGACGAAGATAAGAAGTACAGCATCTAGGTCAATTGAACTAGAAAGAGGATTATTGGGATCAATTTCAAAACTTAGTAATTGTCCATTATAAATCAGTGGGAATCTAGTCCTAGATCCGTTTTGTAGGGTTGCTGTGCTATCAATATAATTCATTTCACCAAAAGACCAAGCAGAGAAATAATCTTGGAAGGTCTCTACGACTTCTAATTTAAACTCAGATATTGGCTCTGATAGTCCCTTTGCCGTTACAAGACCGATTGGTTTGAAAACATCTCCAACTTGGAATGCATAACCATTTCTTGCGATTTCAAAGGATTCAACTTGGAATAAAGTTGATCCAGTTCCAACACTATATGCTATATTAGTTTGTTTTACGTCAGTGCTTGTACGTCTTTCTAATTCAAATTGTGGGTCTGAACTATATGAAATTCCTACCAAAGTAGATCCAATTCCTACATTTGCACGTGCAGGACCAATTTTAATGTTTAATAGTAATTTAGATCCAGTTTCAGTTGTTGTTCCTACTCCAACTCTTGAAACACCGACAACTTGAATATTTTCATAATTTGGTTCTGGAATTTTAATGTATGGATTAACATATCCAGATCCACCGCTATTAACTATAAATCCAAGTGTTCCACCAGCACCAACAACCGCAGTAATACTTGCCGCTACCCCAGTATGATTAGGATCTGTAATTCCAATAGAAACAGGACTTCTGTATCCAGAACCCTCTGTTAGGTCATACCATGGAAACACTGTTCCAAATCCAATATATGAGTGTGGTAAAGTGCTAGTTCCTACTTTTGCGATGAAAGTTCTTGCCGATATAATGCCAGCAATATCATAAGAATAATCTAGTCCCGTTGATGGGAAGTAAGATACTATTCCAGCGCCAGATGGGCAAGTAAATCCCAATCCAACTAACTTAATTCTATCCCCACCAACAAAGTTATGATCAGTAGTTGTTGTAATTTCAACAATACCAGTCTGATTATTATATGATGCAGTACTAATTGATTGACCTGGACCAGTATGAGATATGCCTGTGATACTAACAATTGAACCAGATCCATCAAGATTTGCTCTAACCTTTGCTCCCAATAGTGGTGCATAACCAAGACCAGGTGTAGAACCAAGCGATACAATTAGACCACCTCTTGGTAGTTGATTTTGGTTAATATCAAAATCTGATTTAATATAAGTGCCATCTGTTGATGTAATTCCAGTAAATACAACACTAGAAATTCCGGCAATATTGTCATTTTGGAATTCGTAATTATTTCCAGAATTATTAATAGTAGTTGGTGTCTGGAAAACTCCATTAATAAAGAGTATACCATTACCAATACTAACACCAGTTGTATTGATACCTTCAACTGTCATTGTATATGTTTTACCTATACCAGTAAATTGATCAGAAATATCATCAAATATCATGTTTGTATCATAGTTTGATCTCAGGAAAGTTCTTCCAGCGTACTGAGCTCTTACATATGGTAGATTGCTCTCATCTCTTCTTGATCTTGTATTACCTTTTGGTGGGTCAACAAACCAAATTTCAGAACCAACTATATTAAATGATCCTCTATAAACTTGAACATTAGCACCATCACTATGAGTGGTTGCAGCACTACCAACAGAGGCTCTTACAACAGAAATTGTTGGAATAGTTGCTGCTGTTCCTGCTTGGATAATGCCATTAATTGGTCCAAGAAGAGCACCACCAACGTTGGTACTAAAACCAACTTCAACAACTTTCATGTATTCATCATCAATTTTTATCAAGTCTCTTGGTTGAATGGAAGTTATTCCACTAAGATTGAAAGTTGCTATACCAACAGAAATAGATCCACTATTGTATTGAAGTGTATGAGATATTGGAGTAAATGTGATTGGTTGCTGTACGATTCCATCCAGAGAAACTACACTCTTTGATAGTTTCTTCGTCATTTCAAATTCGTGAGCGTTTCCTAATCCAGCATCAGTGAAAGTGACTGCAATTCCTAGATTTGCATAAGATCTTCTAGTTGCCAGTTTAAATGTATCTGGAGTAAGAGCGATTGGATATACTCTTTCAGGTAGTCTATTAGTAACAATACCTAAGTAATTTGCAGTTGATCCTATTCCTATTGCACTCTGACCAACTCCAATAAATGATGATTTTGGAGTGTAAATTAGTTCTTCACCAGTATTGAACATGTGATCAGTAATGGTGAAAACACCAGTTGCAAAATTAACTACGGTAGAATCCGAAGGATTGAAAACTTTTTTATAAATTGGTCTACCATTATGTGTCAAGTTAAAATTAACTTTATTTGCACGAGTTCCATTAATGCCATCATATGCTGATAGGAATACTTTCTGAGAACTCTTGCCATAATTTAAATCAATAGGTGAATTTTCGAAGTCACTAAAAGTATAGAAAACTTCATTAAATGCTTGAATAGTATTAGTTGCATTTGAAAAATCTGGATAGAAGTTTAATAGGAATTGATTTCCGATAACTTCAGATCCAAAAGTTCCTAGACCAGTTGTATTGTTTGTTGCAGCAAATGGTCCAGGAGAAACAATAATATCTCCACCACCACCTTTCAATAAGGAAACTTGATGTATTGCTGAACTATTTCCACAAGAAACTCTAACAATAGAGGTTAATGATGAAATAAGATCAGATTCGAATATTCCTACTCTTACTTTATTTGTACCAAATCCAACTGTTGATTCTAATCTTGCACTCCTTTCAGAACCATCTGGTTGTCCAGGAACTGAAAATCTATATGTTCCAATACCAGAACCACCAGATCCTGTGCTACCAAATCCAACAATACTTGTTCTTACATCAATTGTATAGTCCTCTTCATTTCTTACTCTAAAAGAAACTATTCCTGATGTAGAATCATAGATTGCAGTTACCAATCCAATTGATGAAGAACTATAACCTTGTAAAGTACTGTCAAAATAGTATTCACTGAGATAGGTATTTGAACCATCGAAATCCAGAGCAGCATCAATGTAATTTACTTCTCTTGTAATATTGTTAATGATTTCAATATTAGCAAACAGTCCATTAAAATTGTTAGATGAAAATTGTGCGATAGTTCTTACATTATTGGCACTACCAATACTGGAAATTCCAATAACATTACTTCCTATCAAATTGACAGAACCAAAACTTTGAGTTCCAATTCCAGATGAAGATCCAAAATCAAAAGTTTTCTTTAAAATTTTGATATCATGATCTCTTGTAAATCTGTTTGTTGGAGTGAAAACTAATGTCTTTCTTCCAGAAAGATCTACATTGGCACTAAAATATCCTAAAATTTCTTTTGAATACTCTGTATACTTTTCAAATAGTATAGAATCAAGGGTAGTTGTCTGTAATACCAATTCTGATATTTGACATTCAAAGGTATCAGGATCTACAACCTGAATAACATATCTAACATGAGTATCTGCAACATCAATCTCTTCAATTTCTACAAAAGGATCCTCAAATCCTCTACTTGAAAATCTATTACTAATATCATCATGAATAATTACTCTATTAGTTCTACATTCTGTGTAGTCTGTTAACTTTCTATTTTGCAGTTTTAAATACTTTGATCTATCTGGATTAGTTCTAATGTCATAATCTACTGTATTATCAAAATTATTGATAGTATCTACTCTTTTCTCTTCAATAACATCAAGTATGACTATACTGTTTGTTGTTCCAGAAAGACCAATTGCACCTGTTGATGATACTATACCAACATCTGCAAAATTTTTAAGTCCAGCAGGGTGTATGATACTATTCACTGGTCCAGATAACTTATCCCAAGTTATAGGGCTCTTAATTGTGTATGACAAATTCTGATAGTAATCATTGTCTGGGGTTACTTGATAATCCTCACTAATTTTGCCAATATCATCAGACCATCCAATTTTTTGTTTTGTAGAATAATCTATTTTGTATCTAAATTTAGATGCATTTGCAGATGATGAAACAACCTCTGCAACTACTCCTGTCGATCTTCCTCTAATTTTATTACCTGGTTTTAAATTATATGTTCCATTTACTTTAATAAATTCATCTCTAGAACTCTTAACATAAAGATCTTCTTCTAAAAATCCTCTACCACTATCAACAAAAAGTTGCTCATTATCTAAAAATTTACCTCTCTTCTTGATAACATTAATTACTGGATAATGTTTTTTGTTAATAATAGTCGCGTATCCAGATTGGAAAGTTTTAGCTATTCCTGGATTTGTTGATAGACCTACACCTAATTCATCTACAACAGCAAAAGATAATATTGCAGGATTGGTATTAGTGTAAGAAGCAACTTTGAAAAATCTGTATCCATAATTATCAGAATTATATCCTGTTCCAGTTGAACCATTTACAAGTTCTATTCCTTCTACATAAATTTCATCACCAACATTAAACAATGGAGAAGAGAATCCAAGAATTGGAGTTGATAATGTACAAGTGGCAATTCCCGAAATACTATCGGTAATCATTGAACTTATACCAACACCATTTGAATTATTAATTGCAAGTATCTTATGTGGATTAGATTTTAATCCATATATTGGTGCTACCTGAATTACATCAGCAATTGCTCCACTTGGAACTACGGCAATTAGAGATAAGTTATCTACAACTTGTTTAGTTGTATCATCAAACAGTAACAAATCGGGAGCATTGACGTATCTTGATCCACCAGAAACAATATCTATTTCTCCTATTGTATCAAAATTATCCAAAGTAATGATTGGAGAAACAACTGCTTCTGGATTTAAAGTTTTATCTGATGGATACTCATACGCAATTGTTTTAAATCTGGTTTCTTTAATTTTTCCAATATCTGTTGATATCGCAACTAAATTAGCATCTGAACCCTTATTACTAATTACTTCAACAAATTTTGGAAGTTTTTTGAATCCAAATCCTTCGGAAATAATTTTGAGTTTTCCAATGGATCCATTAAGAGCAGTTGATGACTTAGTTGAATACTCTATTTTTTCTACTTGATCACTATTATAAGTTAATACACTTGGAACTCTTGCAGGTGTAATTTTAAAACTACTTGTCGATATTCCAAAAACAGAATATGTTCCATTGTACTCACTATTAACATAATTAATTTCCGAATGATTCGAAAAATAGTTATCTGCGGTGCTAATGTATCCTGATTTTTCTAACGCATAGTATAGTTTTGATGGAACATTTTGACTGTACTTAATTGATAATGATGCTGTCCCAAAACCAATTGTTCCAATTCCAGTTACATTAAAATCATTATTATCAGTAGTTGATAAAAATTCATTTTTAAATTCTTTATCCTGATAAATCTTAAAATTATATCCTCTTAAAGATGAGTCAGAAATATCAAATTTTAAAGTAGAATTTTTGACAACATTAATTTGTGGATTGATGAGACCAATATTATGAACTGATGCTCCTGTTCCAACAATGTTTACTATATTTTCTGTTTCTGGTTGAGATTCATATAGAGTTTCTGCTAGTTTAAACGTATTTGTTCCCGTCTTAATGACAAAGTAAGATCCTGTTGATAGTCCAGAGGCAACTTCTGTACTATCATAAAATACCTTATCACCTGTATTATATCCATGATTTGGAATGGTAATAGTGTTGGTAACAGTGTTAATTTGTGAAGAATTAATACCAATAGAATTGAGTAGAAGTTTTTTACCAAATTCATTAAATTTAACAGAAACTGGTCCAGTTGTACCAAGTCCAACAACAGTATTTGGGACCACATTCAATTTGATGGTATCAAATTCTGATAATCCATGAGTCTGTCCAACACTTATTGTGGTCACAACTTTACTAATTTCTGCTGTAATTTGAGTAAAGTTTGTTTCTAAGGAATATTCAGAATTATTGGAACCATCACTGTAGAAAAATAAACCTTCACTGTTAGTTGTTAATCCAACCTGAGTTACTAATCCAATATAATTTTTTCCTTTATTAATTACATAAACAGATGAAGTTGCATCTGGAATTTGGAAAGTATTTAAATTAGATGGGTTATCACCAACTATTAAAGAATCAATACCTGGATATGTTGATTTCTCAAAAGTTAACCTTTGACCAGTCTTAAATGGGTGATTAGGTATGTAAATGCTTCTATATGGAACAGAAACTGTTTCAGAAATACCACCTATTGTAAATGTTTTTGATACTGCACCGCCAAGAGTTGTTCCAATTCCTACGGAATTTTTTGCATTAAAGTAGACTAAATTATCTACTTCTGAGGTAAATTTTCTAGTTTTAGCAGGTATTTTAATTTTATCACTCAAAATGTTAAGTTGAGTTCCAAAAGAGTGCGCTACACCAGTAGTACCAAATCTTTTTACTCTAAGTATTCCATTATCATAAACATTAAGCACTCTTATAATCTCACTACCCAAACCAGATTGGATAGAGATACTATTTCCAATGGAAATAGTGGCACTTGAACTTATAAAAATATCTTCTACTTTACCGGATGGATCGGAATAACTCGTCATAGACGCAGCAAGTCCGATAGTTTGAGTACTAAATCCTACTTTTTTAGATCCAAGAACGTCACTAATAGAAGTTGAAATGCTTCCAACTAATACAGTATCATTGTCTCTTAAATTAAATCCAGATCTATAATAAGCTGAGATATAATTATCATCATCCCAAACAAGAACACAAGGTGAATATGATTCTAAACTTGTTTCTATCTTTGTGATATTTTTTCCAATTAATTCAGAAACTTCTGCTCTTAGTCCATAACCACCAGTATTTGATTCATCAAAAATAACTCGATCACCTATCTTATATCCAGATCCACCATCATTAACTTTGATGTCATTTACAAATCCTTTACTGACAGATTCCACAACAGATACTTGTGAAAATCTTTCATATGGTTCCACTAGGAAATCATAACCAGCGTACCTATCATTAATTTTATATGGATAAGTATTTCTAATTAGATTTGAGTTATTGAAATCAAATGATTGGTCAAGATAAGAATTTTCTTCAATAAAAGATGACTTAAAAGTATTACCTATAAAATATGGATATCTAGGTTCTAACGTATTAGATACGGAACTGGTTGTTATACCTGCAAAATATGCATAGGTTCCATTAGGAAATTCTGGTGTTTTGCAAAATCTTCCATTATGTACATCAAGATCTCCATTACTTGCATAGCGATAATCATCAATGAAAAATCCATCTGGGAAAGCAGGTCTATCAAAAACAGAAGATGTATCTAAAACATAACTTGAATTTATAATTCTAACACCAGACTGAACATCATTAGGACGAGAAAAACCATATGGACCATATATTGGGTTCCCATCATATGCCCACCCTATAATTGGTGAATGCGAATTACCAATGTCAGAATAATTATTTGCTAAATCTTGGGAATATCCATAAATTCCATAAACCAAAGAGTTGTCTTTTTTATTGTTAGACAAACTTGAAAATATTTTTGGAGTTCTTGTTCTAGCGTGCTTTGCGTATCTTTCAGCATCATTTAAAGTAAGATCTCTAACTCTTACATCAAAGATAGCACCAGATCCTCTTGGAGTAACTTTAATGGTTGTAGTTAAAGGATCGTATCCAAGTCCTTGATTTAATACAATTGCATCAACAATTAATCCATTTGAAATAACTGGTCTAATAATTGCACCAGATCCATTTCCCTGAACAGAAATTTCAGGTGTGGAATAGTAGTCATATCCAGAACTTAATATTTGAACTTCTATTACTCTACCATTAGATATGATTGGTTTTAGTTCTGCATTTTTTCCATTTTTGACTGTAACTGTTGGTTTTTTGTGCAGATTTAATGTAGTTGATCCATATCCAGATCCACTTTCATATAAGTATGCATTAATGATACTTCCAGAAACTATTGGAGTAAAATTGAAAGCACCGGTAAAAGTTGATCCGTAGGAAACGTTTGCTGTTATTGTAACAGGTGGATATTCAAAAATATGATAACCAGATCCTGTTGATTGGAAGGAAACGTGTTTATTTTTAGAAAGGTCATCTTGGAATGTTGCACCAATTCCAACATTAATAAGTTTAAAACTATCAGTATCAACTACGTCAACAGAATAACTATTAAGAGTAGATAGTCCTACAATTGCTGTACCTGTTGTCGAATAATGAATGACTTCCCCTGTGGAAAATCCATGATTTTCATAATTAATAGTACTATACTCTGTGGATATTCCAGTTGATTTAACTCTTAATTTTCTATAAGTGTATCCAGATCCTCCATTTAGAACTTTTACCGATCTTAATGTTTTTCTAGGTAAAGTTCTAAATTTATGAATTCCTCCAAATGTAGTTAATGTTGAAAATCCAACAGTATTGATTCCTGCATTAAAATCATTTATATTGTTAAAAAGTCTAATCGTTCTTGTATTGACAAATTTTGCAATATATTGGTCATTAGTGACCAATGCTCCGGTTACAGTATTTGATACATCTTGGAAACTTCCTGTCAATATTGCAGGATTTCCATTCTGATTGTAAATGATAGGTTCACCATCATAAAAATTATGTGGTTTCAAGAATGTAATGGTCTCATCACTAAGATCTACTCCACCGCCTACATTAAGTGACCTACTATCAAATTCAACTTCTCTAAATCTTTCACCTATAATTGGCTCTAAAATACACCCAGAACCATTTGCTCCTGTTAATGATATTGATACAACATCATCAATATCAAAATCTTGTGGATCAACAAAGACATTTTTAACAGTTCCGCTGATTACTGGTTCGACCAAAGCGGTTGTGCCAGCACCCGTAGATATTACAACTCTTGGAGGATTGACAATATCATAATTATCGCCATTATTTAAAACATCAAATTGTTTTAATGGACCATAATATACTTTCTCTATTGATTCTGGATTTGTAATTTCAACACCATCAATCAAAATCCCTATTCCACCAGAAATCGTTTCAATAGATCTTTTTACTGGTTCACTATTGTTAATTTTTGCTGGTTGTAGTGGAAACTTTCTTAATATTTTGTTTGCCGATATATTTCTATTTTCTTGCTTTACTAATGTAAATCTATGGATAGATGTATTTAAACTCTGAGTATTTCCAAAAAATAGATATGGAACTATAATGTTTCCACTAGCATCAGTTAAGTTTACCGCATCCAACAGTGATCTTGATTCATATAATCTTATTTCATTTGGTTGAAGTAATCTTACATAATATTTTGATCCAGAAGTTAAACCACTCAGGGGTTGAGAAGAAGTATAGACTACAACATCACCATCAATAAAATTAACATTTTCTGGGAATTTTATACTAGAATATGCTTTACGATCGTCATTTGCGCCGGAAAGATATAAAGTAGATCCATCTGGTATGGAAGATTCAATTAAAATATCATTAATTTGATATGATGGTAAAGAATTGGATGCAACATATCCATATTCTTTGTCGGTATATAGATTCAGTACATTTGAAATATAAGAATTATTTCCAGCGTCAATATTTACGTTTAGACTACTAGATTTCTTTATTTTTCTTCTTATATCATATTCAACCAGAGGCTGAGGAGTAAATCCAGATATTCCGCTTAAAATAATTTGATTTAATGTAGTATTAATGCTTGTTACTGTTGCATTACTAAAAACAAGTGTATTACTGGATCTAACTAAGATATCAACATTATCTCCTATGCTAAGACTAGATTTATCAATAAAACTGTATAGTGTGAAAGTTGATCCAGCAATAGATCTTACTTGATATCTAGTACTTGTGTTGTAGATCCAAGTATTTGCAAATACTTCTTTGTATGTTTTTTCTCCACTTTGTGGATTTTCAATCACATTACCAAGATTTCTGACTACAATTTCTTCACCTTCATCTATCAATGAACTATCATCAACATCTATAAGATCAGAAACAACACCAGTAATTCTTAAATCAACTCTCTTGCTGATATTTCCATTTTCATATCCATATATTGTTTCATCAGACCTGAGATCAGATCCAAGAGAAATTGCTGAACTGATTCCAGAACATCCAAAAAATTGATTGACTGATTTTGAAGTGTATTTTATGGAGTTTCCATCTGAGATCAGATTTAAAACTCCAGACTCTGGAAAACCAATTGTAGAATCAACAGAAATTATTGAAGATCCAACCGAAACATTTTCAAGTACTTTTGTTTTTCCTGGAACTGTGAAAGTTCCTTGAATTAGATCTTTTTCATCATATCCAACAAAAAGTTCTAACTTGTAAAAAGTTTCATTATCTCTTGTTAAAATTTCTACATTTGATATTGCAGCATTAGTATTAATATCAGTAGACTTAAAGATTGTTTGACCTTCTAATTTAAGAGGATCGCCAGAAATATTTTTAGCGGTAACAATTTCTCTGCGAATATAGTTTGCAGATGATGGTTTAATTAATCTACTCTCTAAATCAATAACATCAGCATTTACACCATAAAGAACTTTGAAAAGAATTTTTACCGATTCTTCAATTCCTTTTGACTGGTAAAAATCTCTTGCATGTTTGATAAAATTTCCTACATCTAAATCGGAAACAAAATCATTATTTTCTAGTCCTGGTGTAAATGTATACTTTAACTTCTTATAAAACTCCTGTAAGAATAAAACACTTAAATTTTGAACAGTGGATCCCGATGTGTGACTCGAAGCTTCGGTATCTTCAAATACTAAAGATTGCTTATTTGATCCTTCATCTACATCAAATTTAGATAAGTAGTTGTATCCGGTTACACCACTGAAACCACGAATACATCCAGTGAAGGTGTTCGTAGTTATGCCTGTGTAAGTAATAATTTCATTATCAATTTTTAGAAGTCCATACTCCGATGGAAATCCTTTGGTTGATGTAACGGTAACAATTCCAACAGATTCAGAAATGTTAGATGATAATCTTGTCTGCCCTACAATAACTTCTGGAACTAGATTATCAAGTTTCAAATACTGATCTAAGTTATCAGCAAGATCTACGTTACCACCTTGAAATTCCTCAGAAATATAGTATTGTCTTAAAAATTCTACTGCCTTTGGAAAATCAGAAACTAAAAATTCTGGAAGTTGACTCTCAATAATTTTATTGATTTGTACTCTCTTCTCAAAATTCGACATATTTTATTCCCTCTCGATTGCTCCGTTAGAATAACTTGAAGTGTAATAATCTCTTGTAAAAGTAACCCCAGAGATATCCTCTCCGGAGGCAATAACATCCTTAAGCATATTTATCTTGCTGGTGGAAACAT